CGTGCGGAGCGGGCGTGGTCGAAGGGCCGGGACTTTCGAGCTGGCGCAGCTATTGGCTCCCTCCCCGCGTTCTTTCGACCGGATATCGGCGCTTGTCCTCGGGTTCCGTATCTTGTGGCCGATCCTGAGCGCCGCCTTCAGTGGAAGGCGCTGTTTGAGTCGTGGGGCAAGCCTGTTGTCGGCCTGTGCTGGACGGGCGGTCGGCACACGACGCAGAAATCGAAGCGGGCGATCGGTCTAGAGGCGTTCCGCCCCTACATCGAGGCTAACAAAGACAAGGTGTTCGTTAGCCTGCAGTACAACGATGCGACAGAAGAAATCAAGGGAACCGGACTGCCAGTACGTCACATCCACCGGGCCGTTCAATCGCCCGATTACGACGATACGGCTGCCTTTGTCGCCGAGTGCGATTTCCTCGTTGGCCCCCCAACGACGGTTCACCACCTTGCTGGAGCGCTCGGGGTTCCGTCTGTTGTCCTAGTGCCTCACGCCCCCATGTGGAACGTGGCGCACGGAGATCGAATCCCATGGAATGCCAAGCAGATGTACCACCGCCAAAAGCAACACGAGAGTTGGACGGACTGCATCAAGCGCATGAACGTTGAGGACTATCTTGCATAGGGTATTCATCGGCTACGACCCGCGCCAGCCCCTTGCGTACAACGTCCTCCAGCACTCGATAGTCCGGCACTCGTCGGAACCGGTCTCGATTACGCCGCTAATCCTCTCGCAACTGCCGATCAAGCGCAGGGGGCTCACGGAGTTCACCTATAGCCGGTTCCTCGTGCCGTGGCTCTGCGGGTACGCGGGACACGCCCTGTTCCTCGATGCCGACATGGTGGTCACGGGGGACATTTCAGAGTTGTTCAACGCACAACCTATGGAAGCGGTGAGCGTGATGCAGCAGCAGCCCAAGTTCGAGTGGGCGAGCGCCATGCTGTTCAACGCCGGGTGCTGCCGAAAGCTCACTCCGTGGTTCATCGACGACGCGGCGAATCCGCTCTTTGATCTGGCGTGGGCGCCGTACGTCGGCAACCTCGCGCCGGAGTGGAATCACTGCGTGGGGTACATGGAGCCCAAGGAGGCGAAGCTGTACCACTACACGCAAGGTCTACCGTGCTTCTACGAGACGGCGGGCATGGAAGAAGACGCGGTGTGGAACGCGGAGAACGACCTAATGAGCGCCACCGTCGAGTGGAAAGAGTTGATGGGCAATTCCACCCACGCGAAGCCGGTGCTTCAGAGGCTTATCAAGCGATATGCTGCCTAGCGTGACCTTCCGGCTCTACAAGCCGCACCTGGCATCAGCGAGATACCGCGGCTATATCCCGGCCCGGCAACTCCACAACCTGGGCTTCCAGACCGGCAAAGACTGGTACGTGGTCTCGAAACATGACTGGGACTGGGACGAGACGGTCAAGGGCTACGGTCGGGTCTGTTTCGACGTTTGCGACGATCACTTCTCCGATCACCTAGCGAGGCACTACCGAAACGGCATCGACAAGGCCGACCTGGTGACGTGCAACAGCGCAGAGATGGCGCGGGTGATCCACAAGGAGACGGGCCGAGAGGCGACGGTCATCCCCGACCCCTACGAGCAGCCAGAAGGCGCCCCGAGGGTCGGGGAGAACTTGCTCTGGTACGGGCACGCATCGAATCTCGCGGATCTCGTCCCGTGGTTCGACCAGCTCAAGCCGCTGGAGATCGTCACGAACCTCAAGCAAGAGGGGTTGACCGAGTGGAGCCCGGAAACGATGAATCTGGCCTTCGAGAGAGCCGGCCTGGTCGTGATTCCTACGGGCCGGAGCATGGCAAAGAGCGGAAACCGGGCGATTGAGAGCCTGCGCCGGGGCCTGTTCGTGATCGCCGGGGGCCTCCCGGCCTACGCGGACCTTGGGGTGTACATCGGCAACATCGCCGAGGGCGTCGGGTGGGCTCTGAACCACCAGGACGAGGTTCTAAGGCGCATCAAGTCCTCGCAGGCGTACATCCGAGCGGAGTACAGCCCGGAGCGGATCGGGCAACTCTGGGCTAAGGCGCTATGCACGGCAGCATCCTGACCTTCGCCAGGAAGCACGCCAGCCGGTTCTCCGGCAAGGTGCTGGAGGTCGGCTCCTTCGACGTGAACGGCACCCTCCGGGACGCGCTGCCGATCACTCGGGGCGTGGACATGAGAGAAGGCCCGAAGGTGGACGAGGTGGTAGACGCCTCCGACCTCCTAGCGGTGTTCGGCCTCGACTCCTTCGACGGCGTGTGCTCTGCAGATGCGCTCGAGCACATCGAGGACTGGCGGTCGGCTTTGTCCAATATCTGGGGCGTTCTTCGGACAGGAGGCCCGTTGCTCATCACGATGGCCGCTCCCACAAAGGGCGTCCACGGCTACCCGCACGACTACTGGCGGTGGCCGATGGACCGCTGGAAACGGCTGTTCGGAGACAACAAGATCGTCGGCGAGTTCGTCGGGACGATCAGCCAAGGGGTGTGCGTCATCAAGACCGGCCCCCTTGATCTGAGCCACGCGCCGGACCGCGTGTGAAGCTCAATCTCGGCTGTGGTGAGCGGCACAAGGAAGGGTTTGTCAATGTGGATCTCGAATCAAACTGGTGCTCTCGTGCGCCTGGCGTGGCGGCGGACATTTCTAAGCGGCTCCCGTTTGAGGACGGCTCTGCAGAGGAAGTCCACGCCTACCACGTCTTCGAGCACTTCTACCGCTACGAAGCCGACGAAATCCTGACCGACTGGATACGAGTCCTAAAGCCGGGCGGGCTCCTCGTGCTGGAGTTGCCCTGCCTCGACAAGATTCTGAACATCTTCACCGCCTGCAGAGACAAGGCGCTGGAGGTGCCCGACAACCTGACGATGTGGGGCCTCTACGGAGACCCCAACTACTTCGAGCCGGCGATGGTGCATCGCTGGTGCTACTCCATTGGGGAACTGAGCGGAATGATGAACGACAGAGGGCTCGAGGTCGAATCGACCAAGCCCCAGACCCATCAGCCCGTCCGTGATATGCGACTGGAAGGCAGGAAATGGCGCTGACGACCTACGGAGGACTCAAGACCTCCATTGCCTCCTTCATCAACCGGACGGATCTGACGACTGCGATCCCCGACTTCGTGGTCCTGGCCGAGTCGCTGATCCGCAAGAAGGTAGAGGCGCGGTCGATGGAGACCACGGCCACCGGCACGCTCACGGGCGAGACGCTGGCGCACCCCGCGGACATGCTCCAGCCCCGCGTCCTGTCTGTTGGTGGCCTCCCGCTCAAGTACGTCACGCCCGAGCAGTACGACCAATTCCAGATCAACACCGTCACGGGCGGCAAGTACACCACCATCGGGGACGATTTCTACATCCTCGGCGGCGCCTCTGGCGATGATTACGTCCTGATCTATGACGGGGCGTTCACTGCTCTCGCGTCTGATGCGGACACCAATTTCGTCCTGACCTATGCGCCCGAGGTCTACCTGTGGGCGTCGCTGCACTACGCGGCGATCTACATGAAGGACATGAACGCCGCGATGGGCTACATGGCCGCGTTTGAGAGCGCCGCGGACCTGTTCAACCGGCAGGAGAAGAAGGCCAAGACGGGCGGCGGGCGGATGACGGTTAGGCCGGAAACCAGAGAATGACCCCGCTTCTCGGCTTCCTGCCGGACGTGGACCCGACCACGCCGGGCGCCATCACGGACTGCTCGCAGGTAATCGCCTATGAGGCCGGGCTGAGAACGGCCCCGACGGTCAATACCGTGGGTCTTCCTGCGACGGATGACGACGTGCGGGGCGCCGTGCTCTCCCTCGACCTTTCCGCGACCGGGCGCTTCATCGTGGGGACGACGACGCAGCTCCTGGAGGCCGCGGCGACTTCGTACACCGACATCTCCTCTGCGACCTACAACCTCGGCGCGGAGGACCGCTGGTCGTTCGCTCAGTTCGGCGACACGGTTTTGGCCGCGACTCCGACCGAGAAGATCCAGCGGTCTACCGGAACAGCTTTCGCGGACATCACCGCCGCCCCCGAGGTGAAGATCATCGAGCAGTCGCTGGGCTTCGTGCTGGCGTTCGACACGGACGACGGCGTGGACCACGATACGGACCGCTGGTGGTGCTCGGCCTACCTCGATGAGACGGACTGGACGCCTGCGGTTGCGACCCAATGCACCAAGGGACGGCTTGTCTCCTCGCCCGGCCCCATCGTTGCCGCAAAGCGGTTCGGTGAAGACGTGATCGCCTACAAGGGCCGGTCCATGTATGTCGGCCGTTACCAAGGCCCGCCCACGGTCTGGGCGTTCGGCCTGGTGTCGTTTCAAGTCGGCTGCGTTGGTATCGACGCGGTAGCGGACACCCCCATCGGGCATGTGTTCGTGGGTGAAGACGACATCTACCTTTATGACGGGACGGTCCCCCGCTCCCTAGCGCTGGGTCAGGTGAAGAAGTGGTTCAACGACAACTGCAACCCGACCTATCGCTACAAGTGCAAGATTCTCTCGGATCGGGCCAATTCGCTGGTGTGGATCTTCTTCCCTGCTGCCGGTTCTGCGGAGTGCGACTCGGGGCTCGTCTTCCACACGGTCTCGAGGAAGTGGGGCCTAGCGGACCAGGACGTGTCAGCGGTCTTCCAGTTCACCGCCCCCACTTGGACGTATGACGCCGGCTCGGCGATCATCACCACCTACGACGCCTTGCCGTCGGTTGCCTACGACTCGCCCTTCTGGATCTCTGGCTCTCCGATCCCCGGGGTTGTCGGGACGGACAAGGTGGTCAAGACCCTCACCGCTGACGCTAGCGATAGCTACTTCGTCACGGGCGATATCGGGGACGACT